AAGATTAGCTATTTACTGCTGTGATAAGTCCTGCAAAGTACATTGCGGCTTTACCTGTCAACTTGCTGATGATTTCTTCATCAACATCCTGACCTGCATCAGAAATAGCTGCTGTTAGAGATTCGATAGCTGCTGCTTTTGATATTCGACCCCCACTACTCGATGTAGACTTCGTCCCACCAGTAGCGGGTGCTTTCTTTACATAAACACCTGCTTTCGTAAGAACCATACGAACACCGTTGGGTGACTCGTTGTGCTCTTCTGCGATTTCTGCGACGATCTCCATACTGTTCTCTGGAGTTGGGTTAGCGTTTTCGTATGCTTCGATAACCTCTGCTTTTTTCTCGTCTGTCCACGCCATTTTACGTTTCCTTCTAGTTGTTGAATGTGGTGCTCCAGGACAAGTGCCTAGAGCCTGTATTTGTTGATAGTAAAATCTATCGCCCAAAATAATCGTCTACTACTGCTAAGTACCCGCCTAATACAGCCAAGCAAATACCAAACATAAAAAAGCCAATTAAAAAAGTTTCCATAATGGTCTCCTCATTTCCATACTATATATTATAAGTGACACAGCAAAAGAAGTCAAGAAATATTTTTAGATACGTGATAAATCTACTCCGTACTGCTTGAGGTGTTCAAGCTTACCTAAATCATATGCAAGCTGATAGGCAGTGAAACCGCCAGTTCCAACATTGCTCCAGACATCTAAATCTTCCCGTACCTTCTGAATTACATAGATGCCATAACACTTACTACCATACTTCTTCTCGTAGTTTGTGTCTTGAAATCCTGCACGTTCTGCTTGATAATCTATAGATAGTTCATGCTCCACTATTGCAGGAGCAGAATATTTTGCAGACCAAACAAGTTCGCCTTTTGCAAACTCTTCTGCTACGCACTCTTCTGGCAAGTAATCTATTTCTTGGTCGGTTTTTTGTGGAACTCCCACTCTTTGGATAATTGCTTTAACGAATCCAGAAGATCTGTAGAGTCCTTTTGCAATTTCTGCGATGGAGTCTCCTGCCAGGAACTGTTCAATTGTTTCACGAATTTCTGCGCTTGTAGCTGCTCTTCCTCTATTTTGAGCTTTACGTTTTTCACGATACAGTTTTTTATCTTCGTAATCATCAATAATATTCTGAAGTCGCGTAGTGTTATATGCTATATTCAACATAGCACACGCTTCTTTCTTTGAGATTGGTGAATCTGCTCGCAAATGAGAGATTACTTTCTCAATGTTTGTTGCTGTTAAATTTTCGTAATCTTTCTTTTTAACTCTCGGCACGTGGATCGTCTCCAATAGACATTCGAAGATACCAAATAGCTTTCTTGATATCTTCTTCTCTTTTTGATTTGTTGTTTGCTCTCCAAATATACTTGAAAGCGTTGAGGCGACAATACTCTTCAAATCCTTCTTTTGGAGTTGTTTGTTTCATCGCATCAATACATTCTATATCATCACGCTTGTAATGTACAGGACTATTTACTGGATCATGTACAACAGCTCTAGATCTTTTTGTATACTTAGGATCTGGAACAAATGTCTTTTTTCTTGAGAGTATATCGTCTGGGATGAAATCATCTCTCATTCAACTGCCTCCGCTATCGAGGGAAAGTGTCCTTTTAATATTTCCCAACATTGATCTGCTACTACCATGTGCTCTTTCTGAGTGCCGTGACCCCGCCGCAATTCACAGTAATGAATCCAGCTACGAAGAGATCCTGCCATATAAAGAGTACTAATTGTGTTTCCTTCTGGTAGTACTGCCCTGGCTTGCTCTTTTGCAATTCCTTGTTCTAAAGCCCACTTGTATTGTTTCTTGGCTTCATTTATTACTGATCGTTGACGCATCCACCAATCTTCATACAATCGTTCTTGTGGAGTTTGATTACCGCCCTTTCCAAAATCTTCTGTGTCTAGTTCAATACTATTCTGTCGATTTTTTGGATCTTGTAGTCTTGCCTCACGCACTTCGAAATCTTCTTGCACTTCAGCGTATCTCTGGCTGAACTCTTGAAAGCTAAAACTTCTATGGCGTAGAATCTGACGAGCAATATCTCGAGTTGTTACTATTTCCATAGTAATATGTACAATTTCAAAAGGAGACCAGTGCCCTTCTCTAATTAAATACTTCAACAACTTTGGAGCTGTCTTTGTATTATTTTGATTCTCAGGGTTACTTACCCTTGCGGCATATGCTACTAATTGTTCTGCTGTGTTGCATCCTGTGATGCTACTCGGCTTTGTCATCCCTACTAAGTTGACTCTGCTCATTTCTTTTTTCCTTTACTAAAGTTTCAATAACAGACATACTTAAAAACATAACAAGCATACCTGTTGCTATAATGGTTGCTGGGTATATTACACACACTTTCCATGGATTATTTATAATCCATTTGTCAATATCATTCACTTAGCTGTTATCCTCTCTTCGTAGTCAGCAAGAGACTCATCCCACCAATCGGGGGTGGGTCTATGTGACCAACTGGCAAAAGTAGCCTTGTCGAGATGATAGTAGTCACGATAAGACTGTATAGGATTGTCATAGTCTTTGAGGATGTCAGGCATGGCAAGTCCAAACGTGGTAAACCCCACTCGTTCAAGGTGAACTGGGTCAGGTAATTTGTTGATAACTTGCCAGAAAGATTTATGCTCTTTCCCATATCTGTATCGGTATTCCTCGGCTAGGGCATGAGCGTAACACCAAGTCCACTCATAGTTGTCAAGAGAACAACGTGCCCAGATTGTACTTGGATGATTGTACATCATGCCTAAGTATGGTGTAAGGTTACGTTGCTCTAAGGGTAGAGTTTTCTCTACTTTTTTGTATTCGTTAAGTACTGCTGCCTCTTCTTTATCAAGAGCACGTGGTACATACCCAAGAAGAGTATCTACCCAAATAACAGTACACAAGATTTGTGCGGCTTCAAGTATCATTTTGTTGACGTGTTTGTCTACATGATACTCTGCACACTTATCAAGATCTTCATCAAGATAAAACAGATTCATTTATATTCTGCACCTTGCATTTTTAGGTTTCGTTTTGCTACATAAACTTCGAGTGTTTCGTCGCTTATATCGTAATGCTCTTGAAGCAGTCGAGTCATTGCGACAACATCTCCAAGCTCTTCGTGTAAATTTTGGACATACTTTTGATCTGTAGTCCCGTGCCGTAAAACTTTTGAGCAGGCTTGCACAAGCTCACCACACTCTTCCATCATAATGATAAGTATTTTTTCTTTATTCATGATAGTATTATACTACCATTTGCAATGTATGTCAAGATATTATTTATACCTTTTCTAGTCGTGTCATCAATCTTTCGGCCCGGTTCGTTACTTGTCGATACCATAGAGAGTCGCGTCCTTCTGCAGCGGCCAGCTTCCAATGTTTAACAGATAAAGCTAAGTTCATCTTTTTAAATTTAGATAGACGAGTACGACCCATGTTAAACATCATGTTTACAAGAATCTGTTGTACTTCGTCAGGAAAGTTCTCCCAATGATCTTTATATAGAATCACACACTCTGATACAGAGATGCCCAGGTCGTGCTCAAAACACTCTCGTACTCGCTCTTCACTTACAGGAGTACCTACAGGCTGCCCATATTCAGGATCAGTTTCAAGAACTAAGTGACCAACTCCAAATGTATCGTAGCCGAGGTGGTCTTTGTAGATTTCATACACGACACCTTCGTCGATCTTGAGTTGTTCAAATACTGCTGTCTTATTCATGTTTTTTCCTGTAATCTGCTATTGCAGCTTTGATAGCATCTTCAGCTAATACACTACAGTGTATCTTTACTGGTGGTAGTGCCAGCTCGTCTGCTATCTGTACATTTTTTATGGACTCTGCATCCTCTAAAGTTTGTCCTTTTACCCATTCTGTAAGCAGGGAGGACGATGCAATTGCACTTCCGCATCCATAAGTTTTAAACTTTGCATCTTCAATGATGCCGTCTTTTACTGCTATTTGAAGACGCATAACATCTCCACATGCCGGAGCTCCTACCATTCCGGTTCCGACATTTGAATTCTTTTCATCCATTCTTCCTACATTTCGAGGATTTTCATAGTGATCTATTACTTTGTTACTATATGGCATATTGTCCTCTCAAAAATAGCGGGGCCCGAAGACCCCGCTGTAGCTTAGTGCGTAATAGCTTTTGTTGTGCCCCTTCGTATATCTCGTAGCCCTACTAGCTTCCACTCATTGTCCTCTCTATCATACTCGTGAACAAGTATAATATCTGAGAATCCTGAGTTAAATGAAATCATTCTTGTTTCATCTCGAGATCCTACTACTACCACTTCTTCCATTGGTTTTTCTGGCCTACGAGCACCACCATCGCTGGTATCTTCCTCGTTTGCTGAAACACTTGTTGGAACTATGACTGATGCGATCAAAAGACCTATTGTTGCCCACACTGATAGTCTTTTACAACTATCCATTCTACTCTCCTCATGAAATTGTAACCTTAATTGGTTGCAACTCAGCAGGGAGTTCTTCATGCAAATCTATGCATAGCAGGCCACGCTCCATGTAAGCACGGTCAATTTGAACGTGTTCACTTACACCGAACGTCCGTGTGAAACACTTTCCACTTAATCCTTTGTAGATATAAGTTTCGTTTTCGTTTACTTCTTGCTTGATCATACCTGTTACGGTAAGAACGCCTTTGTGAAGTTTGATGTCAATATCACTTTTATTCCAGCCTGGAACTGCTAGCTCCACTCTGAATCCATTTTCTCCGACTCTGAGAACATTGTATCGAGGATATCCACCATCAACTTGAGGTGCAAAAACGTTTGTGTCCATGAATCGGTCAAAACCTAACAAAAATTTGTGTAGGTCAGCCACTGCTAACTTAGTAGTCATAAAGTTTCTCCTTTTATGAATTGCGTCCTTTCGGTACGCTGGGGCTCTTTCGATGCCCTATTTAAGATTGAACCACTTAAGGCGGGTTCGTTGCCTATAAGTCATCGTCAAGTTCGAGTACGCCTTGGTCGACAAGATATTGTACTGTGCTTTCAATACCTTCTCTGCGTCCTAAGTGAAAGGAGGTCAATGCACATCCTGCCATACAAATGGCAAAAACAGTAATACCTACGGGTAATTCAATCATTTGAGTCTCCTATACTTTTTGTCGATGCGTTAATTATACTACAACAAGAAGATAAAGTCAAGAAGTATTTTTGTAAGGTGCAGAGAAAAATACTTCTTGACTTTTACTTGTTCTTTCAGTATAATACATAGTATGAAAGATTACCAGAAGAAACCATGGAGTCACGAAGAGCGTAAGTTCCTCAAAGAGTACTACGGAAAAGTCTCAATGAAACGTATGTTAGACATACTACCACATCGCACGGAAAACTCTATAAGAAAACAGGTACACTACTTAAGACAACGAGGTTGGACATTTAATTAAGGAGAACGGAATGGCCAAGAAAAAAAGAATGGGAAAAACAAGCTACACTAGCAAGGGCGAACGTAAATCGTCCCGTGGATGTAGGTCTTTAACTCCCGCGCAAAGGTTATTGAACCAGACAAATGCATGGCTTAAGGGCAAGCGAGTAATGCTTGTTGTAGATGCTGCTGGTCACAAAGCCGAAGCACAGACCGTATGGGGACTACCGCCTATGCTAAGAAAAAAGGGTACGAATGCCGAAAGTAAGGGTAAGGAATAATAATGTCGAGGCGGCACTTCGAGTATTTAAAAAGAAATGTGCCGACACAATTTGGGATCTCAGGCAGAGAGAGTACTATACCTCTCCGTCTGAGAAACGTAGGACAGCTAAAAAGGCTGCAATTGCACGAAATAAAAGGAAAAAGAATGACACAGCACGAAGGTACTAACTTCGAGCTTGCAGGAGATTTCATGGAGGCGTTTGGTCAGCAGGTGAGAGATGAACCGATGTGGCCTGACTTCTCTACACGAGAGCTGCGGCTTGAATTGATTCGAGAAGAATACACAGAATTAGAGGATGCCATTGATCAGAAAGATATGGTGGCAGTAGCTGACGCACTCACAGATTTACTGTATGTAATTTATGGAGCAGGACACGCATTTGGAATAGACCTAGATGCTTGTTATCAAGAGGTACATTCAAGTAACATGAGTAAGCTAGATGAGACTGGACGACCTTTAAAAAGAGAAGATGGTAAGGTACTCAAAGGACCAAACTTTTTTGAGCCAGATTTAAAATATGTTCTCGGATTATACGAATAATTTAATGATAGAGGCTATCTCCATCTTTTTGATGGGAGTCTTTCTCTGGTTTACGATTATGTATATTGGAGCACACTTTTTTATATATACTCGATACTTAGTAGAAAAATGGAAACAAAGAAAAAAGGGGCGTTAGCCCCCTTTTTTATGCCTCTTTATCGAGATCCCATTTAATTCGTACTTCGTTTTTTCTATTCTTCCACCACTTCCACAAATTTCTCTCTTCCTGCCATTGTTGCACCCACTGTGCTCCACTTCTCTCTGCATCAATAAATACTGCGTTTGTAAAAGAAATAGGAATGATGATAGCAGCATGTATTCCTATACTCCATACAATGCTGTAGTTTCCTAACCATCCACCCCAGTATGCTGCAATGAGTGCGAAAAAAGCACTCCACATTGAGAACAATACAATTGTAAAGTATGTTTGTAGACTTGGATCTGGTATGTGTCGAAGAGGATTGAATCTTGCATCCATTACCAATCTCCACGCATCTCGCATAAAAAGTAAAGTACTTCGTATTACACTTGGTCTTTTCATAGCTTTACCACTCCTTTAAGATTGCTACTGTAAGCATAAACCAGCTTACTACATTGAGCATTATAAGTGCTCGGTCTTGCCAGATTATAGATACCCAGATCCATAATCCGATTCCTACCCACCCAAAATAAATATCAAGCATACGATACTCTGGACCTGCTGCTCTTAACGCGAGGCTACAGAGTATCAATGTACTTGCTACCCACTTGATATACCAGTCAAGTGTGTACTTGGGTGTAGCAGATTTAAAAATTCTTTTTGAGTTCTCAATCTCTTCGGGTGAGAACTTTGGTTCTTCTTCTGTCATGCTGTTCTCTCTATTTCTTCTCTTAGAGGAGCATCATAATACATTTCTAAGTTTTCTACTTCATGTGTAGGTGCATCTACTACCTCACACTGAAGTAGGAAAAACCCAACGATTAAAATGATCCCCAATTTAGTCCCTGTGACTTTTTTCATATTCCTTTCCGTTTTGCTGATAGGTGGCAAAAATAGTTCTTTACTTATGCCAAAATTCGTGGTACAATATATCTCAATTGATAGACAATATGGTCTGTTACAGATTCTCACTAACTAACTTCTGACGAAAGCATAATGTAGCTATTCTGTGCATAAGCATCCTCCGAAGCCCCAGGCGTAGGAGTGATGCATACACGGGGTATCTACAAGATATGCTGAGTCAGAGATAACCACGCTACGTTTCATTCTAACAACGTACAACCAAAGTGACAATTGTACCAACACGCTAAGGACCCGGATAATCAAATAATTCAATAACGGGTCTGCTTCAATTTCTTCCACTTCTAAGTAAAAATCCAAAATTTTTTCACAAATAATTCGTCCAAATTTTCCGCAATTCGCGTTAATTTACCGATGTTTTTGTATGACTCTTCCCCAAATTGTCCATAGCTTTTCCGAGATTATTCCCACAGGCATGATAATTAGTGCCAGTAACATCAGAAATGCGAGCACCCAGAAGCCAAGCATGAAGAAAGCCGCGACGAATATAAGTATAGATTCCATACTAGCTTGCCAAAAATGGATTAGTACTTTTGTCATTTCGTAACCCCGTTGAGATTATTGTGTACCTTTTCTCCACACCCGGCGTTGCAAAATAGATTCGCATCGCGTCATGACA